AGTCGGTGGGTAGCTCGGTCACGGTAGATCGCACGCTACAGAACATCGGCATGGCCTGTGATCCGGATCCGGCTGTTCAGGCGGGCGTTCATTGGGTCAGCCCGACGGTGGTCGCACCCGGCGCAATCGTGCAGACGGCGGTCGCATTCGCAGCCATCCGTATCACCTTTGCTGCGGACGGCGAATTCTACATCGTCGCACGCTAAGGAGTAGGTCATGCCACTACACGTTCCGAAGGCGTTTCAAAACGCGGGCGTCTCCACGTCCAAATCACAAGAGCGCGATCGCGTCTCGTACAACAAGAACCGTCTGCGGGCCAACGAACAAGGTATCGCGGATGCACTGAACACCAACGCAGTCGACACTCCGGTAACACAGGCACTCGAGACGTTCGAAGCCGAGAAGGAAATGGGTCGGATGAATGGCCTCGACTACGAGACGTGGTTGCCGTTCGCTGCCAAGCTGTACAAGATCAGCCCGCGCATCGAGGACTACATCATTGTCAACACGATGATCTGCCCGTCGGACATTCCGAATCGTAACGGCATCGCGTTCCCGGCCACGGAGCTCGCGAAGTTCCAGCCGCCGCCCACCAATCGCATGGCGTACAAAGCGTGGGCTGGCTGTCCTGTCCATCTCGAGCACGACAACGAAGTTCACGAGAAAGCCTATGGCGTGATTCTCGACGCCGCATTGACGAAAGTCTCGGGCTACGGTGGTGGCAAGCTGTGGAAGGTCATGGGGTTGCAGGCAATCGACAAGAACAAGTATCCCGACATGGCGCAGAAGGTGTTGACGAAGGAAATCAACACCTACTCGATGGGAGCTCTGGTCGATTACTTCACGTGCGGCTACTGCGGACAGGAATGCAGCAGCAAGCGGGTGTGCGGTCACATCTCCAGTCCGGCTAACGTCAACTGGAAACAGTACCGTGACTTCGACGGTTCGTCGCATTTGGCGTTCCTGAACGCTCATGGCATTCAGCCGATCGAATGTTCCATCGTTGCTGACCCGGCGTGGGCTCCTGCTCTGTCCGACGAAGTCTTCGATCCGTGGGCCAACACCGGAGGCTAGCATGGTCAAGCTCAATGCTGCGGCGCGACTCATTAACGCCGCAGGTCCGCATCCGGCTGCTACGCAATTCGCCGAGAAGCACGGCATTCCCATCTACAACGTGGACAACGCGATTGCTGCCAGCCGATTCGGGCTGGTAGTTGCCGAGATCGATAAGGCAGTACAATCGCTGTACGCTCGCGGGGTTCCCCGCAAGTCCATAAACGTCCACGAGATCAAGTTGATAAAGGGTAAGTCGTTCCCTGCCAACGGTTGGGATGCAGGTGGATTGTTTGAGGATCACGACGGTTACGGAATCGTGTCTCTGGCTGCTGGCCAGAAGTTCGGTGACAGTCCGGTGCTCAAACCCGGTGGATGGGCAATAGCGGGCGCGTACATGAACGATTCGGTACGCCACGAATTCGGTCATGGTCTGGTCCGATCGTTGATGACGTTCGGTGAAAACCCGACGATGCTTCGGAACGCGTATGTCCGCGAGAAGAGAGAACCGGGCGGTATCCAACCCAGACTGTCCAAGTACGCTGCTGAGAATGAGTACGAGTACTTCGCGGAAGCGTTTGCTGCGTTCATGCATCCGAAGTTCAAGACCAGCGGCATCAAGATCTACCCGCCGTTACTAGAAGTGTTCGAGAAACACTTCGGCGTCAAGTAACAGTTGTTCCACCACGAAGTTCAAACAGCCCCGCCCGACATCCCAGTCCGGCGGGGCTTTTGACGTTCTGGCTTCAAATCCGCGCAGCACAAACCCCTCGGTCGTTCTGACCACGCAGCACAATCCCACCCCCTGCAACCTGCAAACCCACAGTTCCCGCAATCGCCATTTTAATGGCTGAGCGAGTTTAGTTAGGACCGGTCCTTCATAAACTTGTTTCTTAACATCTCAGCGAGGAATCTATGGCGATCGTCACCAAGAAGCGGAAAGTCGCAGCAGCGCGCGAAAGCACGTCGTTGCACTTTTCGAACGAAACCACCAAGGCGGTGGAAGAGAGCAAGCAGCCGCTGCTCAACCATCAAACGGCTGACACTCTGATCGATCCGGAAGACACGACGGACGATCAAGGTTCGACGCACTTCACGAACGACACGAAGTACAGCAAGAAGACGAATCGTCTGCACACCACTGCCGCGAAGAAGCCGGTTCTGGCGCTGGAAGTTCCCGAAGCGTTCGGCAAGAAGGTGCCGAAGGACGAGGCTCCGGCCGACGAAGCAACGGAAGCATCGCTCGACGACGTGGCTGCTGAAGACGACGGTTGCGAAACCGGTCTGCAAGACACGCAGCACATGCCGAACGACATCGATCCGACGGAAGGCTACCTGACGACGGGTTCGGAAGAAGGCGACGACGAGTTCGACGAAGACCTCGAAGACGACGAAGACGAAATCGACGCCAGCGCCGAATTCGAAGAAGGCACCGGCACGAATCCCCAGTCACTGCTCGAAGCAGACGACGAAGAATGGGATCCGGACTCGGCAGTCGTTGCTGAATTCGGCGACGAAGACGGCGAAGACGAGTTCTCGGAAGAAGATGAATCGGAAGGCGAAGCTGAAGTCGAAGCCGCTCCGGCATCGGACGACGACATGTCGGTGGTCGACGTGGACGGTACGGACGACGAAGGCGACGACGTTGTGTTCGCATCGATCGGCCTGCAACTGCACGCCATCAAAGCCAACCGCATCATCGCATCGATCGGCAAGAAGCGCGCGATCAAGGCCGGTCACGGCGACGTGTATCTGTCGGATCAGTTCCAAGACGTAGTGGGCGTCGAGATGTCGAAGCACGGTCTGCGCGCTGGTCTGCAGAAGATGGGCTTCGCACTCGCAACGTTCAACGTGGCGAAGAACGAAGTCGTGAACAAGCGCGTCGAAGCGAAGGCTGCCAAGGTCACGTCGGCTGTCCGTCGCACCACGCATCAGTCGAACGAAGCACTCGGCCAGTGCTTGGCGATCGCCGCTGTCGGTATCAACCGTCAGTACTTCAAGGACGCACGCAACGAACTGCGCGCATCGCTCGAAGAAGAACTCGAAGCGGCTGGCGTTCGTGGCGCGTCGCGTCTCGTGCGCAAGGTGTTCGCATCGAAGGGCGTCGACTACGCGAAGGCGATTCTCACGCTGGCAAACAAGCTGGTGAACATGCCGGAAACGACGCGTAACCAGTTCGCGGCCGCTCTCGACATGACCAACGACGGCGAGATCGAAGACGACGAAGACCTGTTCGCTGAACCGTCGGATCCGGAATTCGTTACGGCCGAAGGCGAAGACGAAGAATTCGACGACGAGTTCGAAGACGAAAACGACGCACCGAGTTCGGTCCAAGCTGCGCTGGCTCGCCCGGCAAGCAAGGTCCAACGCCGTGAGATCAACGCTGCGAAGACCGGTTACTCGGTCACCGCAATGGCGATCCTGTCGGGCAAAGCACCGCTGCCGTTCGCCTAATCCCCAGCCGGGTTTTAGCGCGGTTGCACAATCCGTACTTTTATAGTGACGGTCCAGCGTAGTGGTTAAATCCTAACGCTGGACCGCACGCAAAACTTCCAATTGGAGAAGCACACATGTCTCTGTATCTTCCTTTCACGAAAGCAGTCGACAGCACGGAAATGCTGACGGCTCCGGGTGCAGTCTTCACCGCTGAAGGTCAAGCACTCGTTCGCGCAGCCAGCGCTCCTGCTGCTGGCGTTCTTCCGGGCACTGGCGTTGCTGCCAACGACATCTTCGCGGGCTTCGCTCTCGCAGGTACGTCGGCACTGCCGTTCCCGGAATCGTACACCAACAAGGTGGAACAGTTCCTGGTTCCGGTGACGGGCGTGGTTACGCTGTCGCTCACGCCGGTGGCTGGTCAAGTGTTCCTGCATGACGACACGGCGGGCACCGCCAACACGGCACCGACGGTGTCGGGCAAGCAAGTGACCGGTCTCACGGCTGGCAACCAAGTCACCATCACGTACAAGTACGCAGTCAGCGTCGTGCAAGCTCGCGCGCTGTTCGGCGACGTGCAACCGGGCGGTTACGTCGGCGCATACGTCGGCCAAATCGGCGTGGTCACGCGTGGCTCGATCTGGACGTCGGAATTCGACTCGTCGGCAAACTGGGCGATCGCTGGTTCGGACGCATCGCATCAGATCGTCGTCGGCGCAAACGGCCAGCTCAAGCTCGGCACGGTCGGCACGAACGGCGTTGCAGTTCCGGGCGCATACGTGATCGGCGTTCCGGGTCAAGACGTGCCGTTCCTCGGCATCCGCTTCTCGGCTGCGTAAGCAACCAACAAGGCTTCTTAGTCCGGACGCGCACTTCAGCATAACGCTACCGCGCATCCGGGCTAATCACAAAACACGAAACGGAGTATCAAGATGCGTACAAAAGTTAAGGTTCGTGCGTCCAAGACGCCGATGGTGGCAGCCAGCGAGTATCGCTTCGACGGCGCGCTGACGGGTGAACGTGCAATCGGTCGCAACGGCGAAATCAACGCCAGCAACAAGCGTGACCTCATCAACCGCCAAATGGCTTTCGTGCAAGCTGCTTCGAACGGCCAAGTCGCCGGCGATGCAGTGTTCGCTTCGGCAGAACAAGCAACGAAGGCTTCGAAGGAACTCATCGCTGCTGCGTTCAACGACGGCGAAGCTCACCGCGTTCTGGGCGAGCGCATGGCTGATTCGCTGTACATCACGGCGAATCGCCAAGGCTTCATGCGCAAGTACCTGACCAAGATCACGGTCGAGCAGGGCGCAATCCCCCGCTTCCCGCTGCGCACGAAGAACGTGACGGCTGTGTACTCGACGTCGCCGACGAAGATCCAGTCGCAAATCACGCGCGACAAGTGGTTCACGCCGCCGGAACTGCAAGTGGTCACCCGTCCGTTCATTCCGATGAACGAACTGAACCAGTCGGCTGGCGACGTGCTGCAAGAAAAGTACGTGGAAGCAACGGAAGCCATCATGGTCGGTGAAGACCGCCTGTGGTACAACCAAGTGAACCAGATCGTCGGCGTGGACAACCCCCTGTCGATCATCTCTGGTCAGCTGACGCCGTACACGTTCGCGCAAGTCATGACCAACGTCACGCGTTGGGGCCTGAAGGCACCGCACGTCCTGATCGCCACGGACATCTATCAGGACATCATCGGTAACGCGGACTTCTTCAACGCGATCGATCCGGTTGCTCGCCACGAACTGCTGTTGACCGGCGAACTCGGCGTGATGTACGGTTGCACGATCACGTCGGACGCGTACCGTCACCCGGAGCACAAGGTGCTGAACCAAGGCGAATTCTTCGTGATCGCCGACGCTCTGAACCACGGCGCGTACTCGGATCGCGGCGGTCTGCAATCGCAGCCGACCGACATCTCGGTCGAGAAGATCCCGGGTCGCGGTTGGGTGATGTTCGAATCGCTCGCCGTGTCGGTTGCCAACAGCCGCTCGGTAGCAAAGGGCCTCCGTATCTAATACGGGCACGTCGAGTGATGCAGTATCAGGTAGCCGCATAAATGCAAAGTGCTACCTGATACTGTGTCTATCAAACGCACACAAGGAAACATGATGAAGACATACAATCGTGCTCTCGACTTCATGGCACTGGCTGCAGTCCAGTTCACCAAGGGTCGTCCGCAAGTTGCAGCAAAGCTGATGGTCAAGGCCACGGCAAGCTCGGACTTCGCACAAGCCATCGCGATCATCGAAGCGTCGAACGGTCAAGCGTTCGCAGCCAAGGAAGCTGAAAAGGCCCGTCTGGCAGCCGCAGCCAAGAAGGTCGCAGCGAAGAAGAAGGTGAAGGCTTCGGAAGAAGACGAAGCCCTCGAATCGCTGGTCGGTGACCTCGACGAACTCGACACCGACGCGGGTGACGCAGTCGAAGACGAAGTTGAACTCGACGAAGTCGAAGCATCGGATGAAACGGACGAGGAAGAAGACGCTGGCGACGACGAAGTCGAAGCACCGTCGGAAGCTTTCGCCTCGGCGCTGGCCTCGATGGTCAAGCGCGCCGCCAAGTAAGTTCGCGCACGCGCAGTAAAAGACAGAGGCCCGCCGGTGATTGTGCCGCCGGGCCTCTTCCGTTTGTGCGGTATATTCCGGAGCTCTTCCTATGTCGGAAATGCAGGCAATCCAGACAATCGATCACATGGTGCTTGCTGGATTCCAACAGCGTTTCCAGCAAGTGTTCAACTGCCCCTGCCTGTTCATCAACGCTAACGATAAGACGCGCATCCTGCAGAAGGTGTTTGGCGAAGGTCAGCCGATCACGTATCCGTATGCGTACTTCGTCGTTCAGTCGATGGGCGCTAACAATGAGTCCTACAACGCGCACGTGATGGCACGCCGCGGACTGGTTGTGAACGTAGCAGCGAATGACCTACTGCAGACGGTTCGGGTTGTGCCTACGAACTTCGTTATCGAGGTATCGTATGTCACCAACAAGTTCGAGTCGGTGGAACAGGGTTCGGTGTTAGCGTTCGTGCGTCGGTGGTTGCTGGCGCGACGGGTGGGTTACCTGAAGTTCAGCATCAACTACGGGCGACTGCAGTTTGGTATCAGTCACACGCTGGAAGAATCTGTGAACATCCCCCAACGGGAGAATGTCACTGAGAGCGAAACGTCTTACGTCATTACCACCT